ATTTTACTCCCCCATATTTTGTTTTTTTTCTGACAAAATTACAGACCGTTAGTCACAAAAAACTCAGGAAATGAGATAGCGGTTCCCAACTTCCATGCCGACATCATCCTAACTTCTTGAAAATCAATGCTCCACCAGGCCCTGAAAGAATCTTCATCTGACATTAAGTCAGTTCCAACAATAAAATATTGTTGAGGACCAGCTGCGATCAAATCAGAATTATAGAGACCTGGAACACCTACAACTTTGATATTAGTTTGTGGATGAAAAACCTCATAAACTTGTCCAAGTGTCGGTTCGCTGAAGTGAAAATTATTGACCTGTCTAATCGATCTGAGATAACATTTAAACTGAGCTTGTGACATGAAAATTACTATGTCCTCACGACCATAGATATTTCTATCCAAAGCTTCAATTATATTATCAATTTGTTGAAGAACATTCTCAGCTTTATTTTGAATTGAAGATCCTGTGACTGAACAAAGTGCTGTAGCACCAGTCAATTTAACAACACCAGCTGTGTTATCCAAAAGCTCAATGAAACCTGAAAAAGCAGAAGTTGCAGATGATGCATTCCACAATAAATCCTCATTGTATCTTTTGATTTGTTTAGTTTGAAGATCTGTGATAGCAGCTTCAAATGGTGCATTTTCGTTATACGACCCGCTGTTCAAATATTGTCCAAGCCAGAGAGAATTTAGCTCCTCCAAGCACAAACTTTGATTCACCTTTAGTGCCTGAACTGTGACTGGAACTGTAGTAAATGTCACATTTCCTGCGTCATTGAATCCACATGTAGTTCCCGTTTGAACAGATAATGTCTCAGAAAGAAGATTCACATTTTGTGTTCCCTTGATGTTAGGAATCACATTACAATACTTCATAGTAACAGGAGACAATACTGCCTCTGATATAATATCAGATGATAATTGATCTACATAGGCAGAAAGTCCACCCAAATCGTAGTCAAATTTTTGTCTTACTAATGTTTTTTTCATTTTAGTATAGATTTTATTTTATTTTTTTAATTATGAGAAAGTGCTTCTCTAAGCCTCTTGAATTGTTCAAATCGTGAACCAACTTCAGTAGCTTTTTCAATTATGGTCTTTTGGTTATAAACCTTTTGACCTGCTGGTTCCTTTGAGAACTTTTGGAATTTTGATTCTAACTCAGATTGTTTGTTTGAGATAGCATCAATCTTAACCTCAATTTTCTTGAGAGCCAATGCGAAAATTTCTGCGATTTCTTCTTCAGACATCTTTTCCTCAACATTTTCTCTTTGTGTGATTACTCCGTCTTTGGTCATAATTCTGATTTTATTCTCGTTTCCACTTTCGTCTTTTAAAACAACTTGATGTTCCCCATCAGAAGCTGGTGTTTTTTCACCATCCTCACCTAGAACTTCAACCTTTTCACCTACATCAAATGTTGGTGATTCAAGTTTTGCACCTTGAGCAGATTTAGCAATGGTGAATTTACCACCTTGTGCCTCTCTGTCCTTTTCAGATTGTATTCCTTCAATAGCACCACCAACAACTGAAATGGATTTACCATCAGCAGTTTCGTAGACACCATCTGTCATAGCTGTAAGAGTTCCATCATAAGATACTTTTTTGACATAAAGACCCACAGCAGGTGAATCTCCGCCAACTCTCATCATTGAACCATCTTTCAACTTAACATCTCCAAACTTTTCAGAAGCTGACATGTCTTCGTCTGCAATTGATTCTTCTTCTTTCTTATCTTCCATTTTCTTATCGGGTGTTTCGCCCATTTTAATTTTGGAGATCTTTCCATCAGAAACTTCAATCTCAGCACCATCGTCAAGCTTATGAACTCCATCGGGAGCAGGAATCATTCCTTCTTCTGTAGCAACATAAATTGGTGATCCGAGTTCCAACTCTCCCTCAATCTCAACTGCCATACCTTGTTCAGTTTTTGCTGTATAAAACTTTTGTGGAGTTAGATTCAGAATCCTCATTATCTTGTCTATTGCTTGCTTACTAGTCATCGTTAACAGATTTAAGTATTTCTTTTATTTGGTTTATTTGTTTATCCTCTTTGGAGAATATTGATTTCTCTGCGAATAAACCTTCCACAGAAAAACCAGTTAGTGCTTTGGACTTTACTAAGTTCCAAATTTTATCGTCTTCTATTTTCATTGCTACATACCATGTTCCAGATGGAAGTTCAAATCCATATTTGTTTGACTTATCATACACAGGATCTTCACTTACCCAACTTTCTGTTATGTAAACTTTGTCTGAACCAAGCTTGATACCATTATGTTCAATTGATGTCTCATCCGTTCTCTTTTGTTTCAAGAACCTGTCAGCCATCTTTTTTATTGATTTCTTAGAGAAGAAAACATAATACAGGTTTCCAAGAGCATCATAACGATGGATCATCCTATTTGGCACCATAGCAGCTCCAATTAGGATTTTCTTTTCTTCGTCATATGCGAAGGTCATCTTTTCTTTGGCTAGTTGTCCGAGCTTTCTTTCAGCCCAAACCAAACCTGCTTCACCACCCCAAGCATCATACATAAGTTTGCCACAACCATCTTCATAACTTTTTGAACTATCTAAATCAACCTTGTGTCTTGATAGATATGAATACATGCGTTTCAAAGTATCCACTGAAATGTTTTCACCCTTAGCTAATTGACTAGCTCTTTGTTTTCCAACATCAGTTCCACAAGATCCCCAACCATTTTCATCAGCATATTTCACAGCTCTCGCAGCTGCTTTTTTGACTCCTTCGGGATAATCAGAAATTGATTCTGCGAAATCATCCTCAGTCATTTTGATCGGAACACAATTCGGTGTCCCATCATCTTTCAGACCGATCATTTCATACCCTTCCCAACAAGGGTCATCATCTGACATCTTCTCTGCCTTTGGATGACCTTTAGGTAAAAGATCAAAATCGGTGTTATAATTCTTGTTTTCAGGTCTACCATTTTTTAATAAATAAAGAAATGCATTAACACGAGCATATGCCCATTGTTCCGCTGATTTTACTGTTGGTGAATGTGAAACATTATATGCACCAAGTCCTCTTTGGAATACTGACTTTAATGCTCCAAGAGTTGCTCTTCCGTTTTTGGTATTACTATCTTTTTCATTAAAATCGTCAACCTTTTTTTGTAGAGTTTTTTCTTGTTCAGCAGAAACTTTAGCACCTCTTTTACCCGATGCATCTCCTTTTGCTGTTCCTTCCCCTTTTGGTTCAGGATTTGGTGTGTCACTCTTTGGTGCTTTATCACTTTTTCTAATACCACCTCTTGGTCCTATTTCAGCAAATTCTCTATTGACCTCAGGAACGAAATCTATACCTGTTCTTGGTGTTCCTGGTTTCCATGATGTAGGACCAGGATTAACTTTTGTATTGTCATTTCTTGTGTCAGGACCTATTACTACATCACTTGAATCAAGTCCCTGTTGAGATGATCCTTTGTTAACAATCTTACCTTGTTTTTTATAGATTAATCTAACCCACGCATGACGACAGTTAAATGAACCTCTCCATAAAAAAATATTGTATGAACCGAAATCAGGATTGGATAATCTCTCAATATCTTCAATTCTATACACTCTATTTTTGGCTAACATATCAGCACAGAATTGTCTGTTTTTGTCATCACGAGGTCCAAAATACTTATAACGAACTCTTATACCATCTGTATCAAGTTGGGAGTCAGCATTTGGATCTGAGAACTTTTGTTGTTGCATTTTGTATACCATTGTCGGAGTAATCTTTTCAACTTTAACAATTTCCCAACCATCATTGATTAAATCAGAATATGATTCACCAAGTTCATCTAATTCAGGATGATGATTACAGAAATCACCTTCAACAATTGTATAAGGATTTATCTCCTCACTTCCATCATCTTTTTGTGAATTGAAAGCCATCCAAGGCTCATCATGAGCAGGTCGTGAAACTAGAGATATAGTTTCAATACCAGCGTCTTCAAATTCGTCATCAATGAATAATTCAACGATCTTTGTAGTATTCATTATCTATAAGTATTTGATTGTGTCAAATTTACCATTTTATATTAAAGATCTTTGTCTAATAACTCTATCAAATTGTTGTTGATTTGATATTTCTGTTGCTGTGACATAAGTTCTGATTGGTCTCTCACTTAATTTTTCAGCTATAACATCTCCGAATGTGTCTCTACCTTCTCTCATATTATTGTTTGACATACTGCCAATTGTTTGAGTTGATAATTGTGGAAGCATCCCATATGAATTTATTTGTTCAAGCAATCCACCAAACATCTTTGTGGATCTAGCATTTACAACGAACTCCCCATTTGACAATTGTGCTGGTATTGAATCCGATTGTGATCCACCATAGCCACTAACTAATCCTCCCTGAGATCTTTTAACTGCATTTACTTGTATTGGTGGTGGAGGGGGACTTGGAGCAGTAGCACCACCAGTTCCCCCCGAATCAGTTGGAACTTGAACTGCCAAAATCTTTTTAACATTTGCAATACCTGCAGCGACTGCGGCTGCAGCTGCGATGGCACCAAGAACAGGACCAACAACAGGAATACCCGCTAAAGATCTATAGGCAGCTACGGCAGATGAATAAGTATCAATTGTCGTTTTAGCAATTGCGAAAGCTTTACCAGCCTTTGTGTCTTCCCCAACAATCTTAGATAAATTCCCAAATGCATCTCCAATAGCTGATACTGTATCCTGTTTAGTTTTTCTTTCTAAAAGATCAAGTTCTCTACGAGATTTTGAAATCTTTATTGAACGAGCCAAATATTCTTGATCGTTTATTGCACCCTTTTCTTTGAGAGCATCAATATCAGCTTGATATTGTGTCTGAGCTGCTCTTTGTCCGTCAAAATATTCCTTATCAAATCTTCTAAACTCATCATATTGTGAGTTCAATTTATCAACCTGATTTTGATATGATAAATCCAAAGTTGATAATAGAGCATCTTGATATTGTTTTATCAATTGTGCTCTTTCTTGTTCTCCAAGATTTAAATTTTTTGTGAGTTCTTGTTGGAGTTCAGCATATATTCTTAGTTGTTCTTGATAGTTTCCTCTATTAGCTTCAAGTTCAAGTTGTAATCTCGTGATTATATCCTTGTTGATTGCTTCTTGTGCTAACTTGGAATATTTTTCTCTAAGTGCCGCTTTCTCTGCCTCAGATAATTCTTCATTTTGTAATTCAATTGCTAGTTTTTGATCGTAAAAACTTTGTAATGTTTTCAGATCAGTATCCCTCTTATCTATTTCAAGTTGTGCTAATGCGTCAAGTTCTTTGAGTTTTCTATCATTTCTTTTCTTCTCATCAGCATTTATAGCATCTTCTAATTTCTTTGCATATTCCTGACGAGCTAACTCTTTCTGATTTTCATTATTACCTAACTCTTTTAGTTCAAGTGCTAATCTTTCATCAAGTAATTTTTTTAATACATCTTTTCTTGTAGTAGCACTATCAATTTCAAGTTTGATCGCGGCATCAAGTTCATTTTGTTGATTTTTTTCTCTTTCTTTTTTCTGTTCCAATTGGAAATCCAACTGATTCTGTGCAAAATCCCTTCTGAGTTTGATTATCTCATCTGTATAATTTTGTTCAGCACCTTTGAGTTTTTTGTTAGCCGCTTCTAATACAGCGATCCTTTTGTTGAGGAAATTTTGTTCTATTCTGAATATTTCCTCAGCGGTCTTACCAGCAATTTTCGCCCTTGTGATTTGAGCCTTTGTTTCTGCCTCAATTGTATTGATACTTTGTTGAGTAGATTTCCTTACGGCTTCTTGTGCTTTTTGTAGTTTTTCATTTGCTGCGGCTTGAGCATCAGCAGCACTTGTCGCATCGTCTGAAGCACTTACCCATTCATAAACTTTAGCAATCAATTCACTCAAACCAACAATTAACAAACCGATACCTGTTGATATCAACACAGCTTTGAAAACCCTGATCGCAGTTGCTGCGGCACCTGCAGCGACCCCAACCGCTCTAAGTGTTCCTGCATATACAGTATTACCGAGTGCTGCTTGCTCTGCCGCTGCCGCCTGTAACCTCGTTTCTGTTGCTAATAGTTTTGTAACAACAGTTCCTGTCTTTTTTGTGGTTGTATTTTTAACTTCCGAAGCTGTATTAGTGTTAATTGCCGCAGTGTTTGTATTTTCTGCTGCGGTATTTGCGGCTAAAGCTCCTGTATTTTGTGTTTCTGCAGCTGTTTGACCTTCAGTAGCAATGGTTGCTTTCTGTGTTTCTTTTGTTGTTTGTTTTTGAGTGACACCAAGTTCTGTAAGTTGTGTATTAACTTTTTCCTGTTCATCCGCTAAATTAACAATATTATCAAGATTAGCAATATATTGATCATTCAATTTTTCCCACTCCTCAGTTTGTTCTTTGGTTAGTGTAACACTTTGTTTACCAGCCATGATTTGATCACCGAAGGCTGTAAATTGTTTTTCTGATAAATCCAACTGATTTAATCCAACATCAATATTATCTTCAATGGTTTGTTTTTGTTTGAGTAATTGTTCAGTTTGTTTTTGAATTGCGTCAGTTTGTTGTGTGGTTGCTACAACATTACCTAAAGCGGCAGCCTCACTAAGATTTATACCATCAGCTGCTTGTTTTGCTGATTGTGCTAAACTAGTATTACCTTCTCCGAGTTCTTTAGCTGCTTTATTTACACCTGTAAGATTATCAAAGACACCAGCTAAATCGTTGATTAGTCCTTTGAATTGATTACCAATATCCTTTAAAGAGAAGCTTGAAAATGTCTTTAATAAACCAATTGAATTATCAAGTTGATTGGACACATCACCAATTGGACCTGGTATTAAAGATAAGGTATTGAAGAACTCACCACTCTTTGTATTTACACGAGCTAATGAATCCTGAGTATCATTAACTTTATTTCTGAGAATTTCAAATTCCCTTGTTCCTTCGGGTAATTTCTGTAATTCTTGTTTGAATATTCTGACTTGTTGTGTGAGCGTGAGTGTCCTATCCGTCGCAATGTTTACATCATTGGAGTTTAAATCAAAAACTAATTGTATTTTTTTAGCTGCCATTGTCCATTATTGTTTTCAACATTTTAGCCACCTCAGGTTCTACAACCAATGATGGTAAATAATCCTTTAATTGATCCATGTATTTAACAATGGAATTTTCAATCAGATCATTCTCTTGTATCTGCTGTTCTTCTAGAAATATTCTAATTTTCATAGGCTCATTTTAACAAGGTAACGAATAACAACTACTTACAGGTCCACAATCTATTACAATGCTTGTAGCACCAAATGAATCTAAAGTTTGATTCAGAACTTGATATCTCCATCCATCACTATTAAAACGATACCATTTAGTTAATTGTAATTGAACACCTGTCTGAACTTTTATTATATTAAATGAAACACAAGAATTATTATATCTTCTAACATTAAAATATTTTAAAGGTGGTGTAACAGACGGGGTTATACTTACAGTTTGTGTTGGTGTATTAGTAGGAGTTACAGTTGGTGTTTTTGTAACTGATGGTGTTATTGAAATAGTAGGAGTGTTACTAGCAGTTATACTTGGTGTTGGTGTTTTAGTTGCTGTAATTGATGGTGTTGGTGTAACTGTTGGTGTTTTTGTAAGTGTAGGTGTTGGTGTGAAAGTTGGTTTTATAGAACCAATGTTCCATTTTGTATTAAGATAATTGTAAACATTGTTTGCTTCACCAGCATATACTAACCTATTAAACATGATAATTTCCCCAATATAACCATTAACATTGTCAGGCTGTGTATACTGATTACCGATTGATAATGGATACCCAATTGAACCAGGATAACCTGCAAATGGATAATGTTTGTCAGGATCATCTGATAAACCTATACCGACTTGATTGATTTCAAATATTACATTTACAGATGATGTTGTTGCATTCATATATGTTTTCCAAACCATTGGATAACTACAACCCCATTGAGTATAAGGACCTAACCAAGCTTGTTCATTGCTTGGGGTATTACCTGGTCTAATGATTTGCATCAAAACTCTCTTGTTTGGATTATTAGGTTGGGCTGAACCAGCATTCCAGAATTTTTGTTTACCATTGTTTGGATCTGCTTGTTTACCTCCATTATCCACTGAAATTGGTATACATTGCTGTGTATTTTCATCCAATACAATTGCGATAAATGATGTCCAAACAGTCCCATACATATTAACATTTGATTGGATTCTTGAAGTGGAGATCGTCATTGCTGACATTGAATTATAGAAAAAACAAGTGCCTGAATTTACATAAGGTAATTCATTATAGTCGGTATTAGAAAAATATGTAATTGGTTTTCCATATGCTTTATTCTCAATACGAGTGAGAATATTATTAACCACTGTCATATTTGATGCATCATCAAAATCTAACCAAATGTCAGGATAAAATGGTGTCAAATCTGTAGCACTTGGTGTGACTGATATGGTAGGGCTAACAGTTGGAGTATAAGTGGGTGTTGGTGTTGGTGTAGCGAAACAATCAACTAACGATGGTAATACTGAAGTAAAAGTCCAATCAGGATATGTCGTAGATGTGCAACCTGTTGATGTATATTCAAAATTTGTTTTTAAATATACATATTCAATAAATTCCTGTCCTCTTGGTAAAATGATTGTTTCATAATCCAATCCGTTGCTGACAATTATTGTTATTTGTGGATGATCTCCCGCATAAGATCCACCAGCAACACTGAAAGTAAGTTTTCCATAAACATCATTGTATATCAAGCCATCATTCGGACATTCAAAATCTGCATACTCATAAGTTAGTCCTGAGTAATAACAAATAAATTGTGCTGTTGGAGTTGGTGTTGGCGTGACGGGTAGACAAGATCCACTAACACTCAAATTATTAAGATTGATAATTGGTTTGTCATCAGACATACAAACTGATTGACCCAAAGTCAAATAATAAAACGCAACTGTTCCTGAGCAGGTTGTTCCTGAAATATATTTAGTTGTTCCTACTGGTCCGTTATGTATGTATGTTGTGCAACTCATATTAAACTTGTCTTGATAATGATGTATTAAATGTTTGAACAGCGGTATAAAGAGATGACATTTCTGCTGCTGTTAGTCCATTACCTATGTGTGCGAAGGCATAGACATTCTGATAATTCTGTATAGCTGTTCCGTTACTATTCATTGCTCCAAGATAAATAGTTTGTCCTATCGTTGATTGTGTTGATGTGGCAGCTGAGTTGACAAGTGATCCGTTTCTATAAAGTGCTCCACTTGTTGTTCCGGTTGTTGAGATACCATACCAACCTTGTGGTTGTGGTGAATTAGCAGTTGATGTTCCTGCAGTATTCACACCATAGAACTCTTTAGGTGTTCCGTCCTGACCGATAACAAAGTATCTTGGTGTTGAACTAGCCGCTCCGATATAGTTTCTACCTGATCCTGTAATAACAAGGTTATTTAACATATAAACTGACATACTCATATCACCAAGAGAATTGGCACTCACAGCGAAGTTTGTATTACCATAAGTGTTAGATCCACCAGTTGAACTAGCCCCTGATGTTGAGAATGTCCATCCTGTTCCTGCCCATGTCATTGTATTTCCTGTTCCAATAGCGTTGATTGAACAAGATCCTGATGTTGCACCAAGCATTGGATACATAACATCAAGTTTGGAATATACACCATCATTTTTGAGAGTAATAAATAAGGTATTCGTAGCTGCTGATATTGTGCTGTTTAATGTTCCACCACTTTGTAAGATACGACCCAAATAGCTTGCTGCGTCTGCATCATAATTTATTGGTGTTGTGCTTGGAGTAGGTGTAAATGTTGGAGTTGGCGTTGGAGTGGCGGATCTCGTTGGTGTGATACTTGGAGTATTTGTTGGTGAGGTTGTTGGTGTTGGAGTAACACAAGTTGTTGAACATAATGCTCCTTGAACAATTGTCCCATTACCTGATACTGTTCCTTCTCTAGCACCACCTGAACCACATGAAATAGAATATGTGTCTCCAGCATTTACAAATGCGTCAAGTAATATACCATCACAATCAAGCCAAGAAAGGATACCTGATGTAGTTGCTGTGTAAGTATAACCATAACAATTTATACAAGGGGTTGATGTTGGTGTGGGTGTATTAGTTAGGGTAGGAGTTGGTGTTGGAGTAGGTATAATTAAATTACATTCTGTGCAATCAGTATATCCTGATGTCATTTCATAAGAAACACTTTGAACATAAGTAGAAGTTATTGCACTTACGCAGACAAATGATTCTGTGCTGAGATTTGTAATTCTATAAACGAGTCCTGTTATGTCTAATGTTGAACCTGTTGATCTGAATACATATTCGGTAGAACCAGAACATTCTATTCCTTGATAATAATAATAAACCTGTGATTGACTTTGTTGTGTCAAATTCATTTGTGTTCTACCTGTGCAGCTACAATCCTTAAAAACACTTACCCCTGAGAATGTATAGGCGGATGAAATATAATAATGTTGATAGTCATAACCATCAACATATGGACCAACATTAACTTGATGACATCCGAGTGAGTTTAGATTATCATCATACAATTCAACATAATTACCACCATAAGCGTATAAGTGATAGTTTAAATCAGAGTTTGAATATTTTGTATCTCCCGATGAACAAGGTATAAGAGTATATCCTAATTTTCTATGACCTTCGTATTCTCTTGTCAACTTGATTAGTTCAATATCACAAATGTTTGGTTCAAGCATATTGAAATTTGTGATTTTGTTAATTCTAAAATAGGTGTTGTTGATTAGAATTTTCTCGTTCCATCTCAGACGCTGAACATCTTGTGGTAGTAGATATATCTTACAAGAATAAATCTTATTTTCATCACTAGTTAAATCGTCAACATAAGGCTTATAATATATGTCATATAGATCTTCTGCTAAGAATTGAAAGTTTCTCTGTGTTACATTTGATTGATCTTCACCACGATAATTTATGTAATGACTGAAACCAGAATAATTAAATGGGTAAGTTGTAAACCTGTTTAAGTTTTGAAATCTATCCATCTGTTGAGATTCAATAAAATAGGTTTGATATTTGGTTGGCTGTGTTACAGTTCCGCATATTGTTCCTGTATTTGTAATAGTTACAATTGGATAGGGGAAACATACAAGAGCAGCTCTAACTGATGATGGATCAAGACAACCAGGTATTGTGTTAGATCCGACAGTTGGATAATATACTTGTTGTATACCGAAACAATCATTATAATATATCGGACAAGTGGTGTTGGTGTTAAATGTAACACCACTTTTACAAGTAGAAGATCCAGTTGTTGTTCCTGTTCCACCGATATATCCGTAGTTATCGTTTGGTAATGTTAATCCTCTAAATATAATTTTTGGTAGAATCTTAAAGGGCTTGAATGTCTGTAATGTAGTTCCTGATGCATCTTGTGTTTGGACTTTTGACATTGATGATACCGTAATGTATGGGGTAAATACATTACCAATTGTGATATCAATTGGTGAGGAGAATATGAAATCAAATTTGGTTGTGTCATTTTTATATGGTAAACCCAAATTAAATTGATCAGATCCAAATACCCTATTGGCTTGTTTGAAGAAATCATCATTAGCATAGTCCTGATCTTTTTTAAACTCAAACTCAAGTGTTCCATTTACGAGTGCTGATGTTGGGATAAGGTTTTGTGGCTGTGAATAATCTACTTTGTTTGTCCAATCTAATACCACTCCTTTACCGATATAATCCACAATCGGTTCAACCATCAATTTTTGTGGAGCGTCAGGATTTGGAACAACAACAAAATTGAACATCTTATTAATTGATGTTATAAAATCTATTTGTTTGTAATCGTTTGTTGGAAATTCCTCAGCATAATCTATAGTTGAACCCGTAGGGATAAATCTTGGGGGGTTAATAATTTGTTGTGTATATCCTGATATAACAGAATACTCACCTAAAAAATAAAATCCAAATGTTGATGTTCCCGTTATTATTAGAGATCTGTCTATTGATACAGTTGATGCTTGTTCATCACAAAATGTGTTTGAATATATTACTTCCGTAGTTATTCCATCATAAAAATATAATACCGCATATGGGAACTGAAACAATCCATAATCACAGGCTTGTGTGGGAGCAACTGTAAATGTGAACCTGAATTGATATGTTTCAACATATTCTTCAGGTATCGTTATTCCGGTTGTTGTCCCTGTGAATCCAAGATCATTACAAGTAATTGCACTTATGGGATTGACCCAACTCGGTGTCATTATTGATGGCGTTAATATGTCATTGGTAAATGAATAACAAGCAGGTAAAGCATTTTTTGGATATATGGTTTCATCTAAAAATTTTTGTGGAACATAGAATTTTTTAAAATATGATGTATTCATGAAATCAGATTCTAATTCATAACCCGCCTCATTGAATATTTCTTCATATAATGTTTTTACTTGTATTGTTGGCTTAAAATAATAGTTATTGAGTGGTGTTCCCGAAAAATCAAAATATGGGTTTACAGGTGTATAACTTATACCTGATGTGGTTGCTGAAAATGGTGAGAATTGAACTAATGGAGTTGTATCGGAATTAACAAATTCTTGGTTATTAAATGCATAATATTCATAACCTATGTTGTATAATCCCCAAAATGTTTTCCCATTCTGATATGAATAATTTGTTGCTCCTGTTATTGCGAACAGATCAGGATCTATTTGTGATTCAAAAATTACAGCGTCAGTATATGGATGTGATAAACCTGATAGATTCAGTTCATAAAGAAACTTATCTCCGATATTAGCCATCAAATCCCCAATCTGATTGTAAAATGTAACAGAATAAATGATCTCTCCTTTATTTATTGAAACACCATTGAGACGAATATGACCCTGCATGATCTCATAACCATCCCACATTAGAACAGCATCAAATTTGTCATTAGGATCAAATGTTAGTGGAACGGAATTTACATCATAAAAGAAATTGAATACTTCGTTATTTTTTTTGGTGCCAGGTATACTGAAACTTTGTGAATAATTTGAGTTCTTCTTTGTAATATCTTGTAATTCCGCAAAAGATAAATTTACATTGACTGGTTCATCTTGATAGAGATCAAGATAAACATCACTTCCCGATATTGTTGTTCTTATTTGTAACATATTAGATTGGGAGCGAGTAGTTCCTATATGGTGTCATTTTAAGGTCTATGGTATATTGAAATATTCTCTGATATTTTTGTTGGAATACTTCCACTTCCTTATTCTGCACCACACACGGAATAAGATATGGATATATGAAATCCTGACCATCTTGAGGAAGCCAGTTGTCTTCAATAATATAAACATAAGGGGACATTAATAATTCCTCAATTACTCTCGCATCATTTTGTGTTACAAAGTTTGAATCAACAGTCAATAACTCATCTACAGAACCCCAAAATACTGTCTCACTTGAATCATATGATTGTCTGTTCCACCATAATGTATTCAGAGATTTTTGTTGTGAATATGTTTTCTTATTAACACCATATCTCTTCTGTGATTTTTTGGTGAAGGTATATGTATCCCATATACCATTTCTATTCATAAATAAAAATGATATTGGATCATTGAAACATTCATCGCCAACCATTTTGTATTGAACAATCTCTGATGATCCGTATTCATCATAGTCAATTCCTAATACATCGTTTGTTAGATATATTGCGACATCTGAGTTTGTTCTGAGGACTGGATTTGGTTTAAATATACCATAGGCTATTCTTTGTTGCATATAACCATATGGTGCTGTTGTTTGTGGGTTTGTTCTTGATGTATAATCTACAGGAGCATTTTGTATCGCGTCGTAATTATACTGACCATTACCTTGTATCTTTTGACAATAAACAATTGATTTGATGGTGTTTGTATTATCATAAAGTGGATTACCCGCATACATAAATCCTACTATGATCGGACACTTGTAATAATGCGTTCTAAATCTTGTATTATAGACATTAGATCCAAGTATTGTCATTGGTATCGTTTCATCACCATATGTTGACATGAATAGTGCTCTTGTTGTCCCTGTGCTTGCGGACCAGTAATAAACACTTGTGTCAAGATAGTTATATTGACCACTCAGATTGTTCCCCGAATAATAATATTTCTCTGACATTTGTTTGTTCTGTTGAACGCCAGGCCAGATCATTACACCATATGGTTGTGTCTCTGCTGAGAGTGGTGATATTGTTCCACCTGTATAAGATGTATACGCTGAGAAATTAGTTGGGACTATGGTTGTTGTAGTTTCACCAGAGGTGTATTGAACCCCAAATAAACAACGATATTCATTGATCTGATAGATATTAGTAAATCCTTCATAACCTCCATTAAACCCGTTAGAAAACGATATGGTGGAGGTTCTATCATTTACTACTGTTGCTTGTGATGTTGATAGTTCGATAGATGTTGTATCGGAATTAGCTACTCTAACCAAATAAGGATTGGTCTGAGCTGAAGTTGTAGCTGATGTTGGGATAGCTCCAAGATTTCTTGGATTCTTATCTACGAGATTTGTAATTATAGTTTCTAAATTGAAAATACAATTACCTAATTCATTTGATGGGACAAGTATTCTTCCAACTTTACCATAATCTTGAGTTGAACCACTATCATTCCTATATGGATTTTTATAGATATCTACAACCAATCTTATATCTGTATAAGCAGAATAACTATTGAGAGCCACATTATAGGTATGATCAGCATGTGCTGGTGTCATAGCGAGTGGCATTTGTTTTATCGTTAAATTGAAGCTCATTCTAATTCTATTGTTTCAATGGACTTTTGTATTTCTCTGTCTAAAAATTGATTCACATCTTCTTCAACAGCATTTATTAAAGCTTGATATTCCGCTCTCACACTCTGTGGTAGATTTTTGGGAAAGTCATTGAGAACATTCCCAAAATCACCAAGTGCTTTATCATAAATATTAGCAGAACGGATACCATAGCGAAAAATATTCTTTTGGATTGCAAAAGCTAAACTCATTGAAGCTTGAGCCGGTGTTTGTCTAAGTCCCCTTTTCTTAACCCATTCCTGTAAGTCAGGATAAGGTATTGGATGTTTATTATTTTTCTTTCTTGAAGCATTTATTGCGTATGCGATCCCTTTTTGTTGTTGTTCAGCTGAGAGTTTTAATCCCCTGATTTTTATCCAATTCAACAAATTTACAATTGGAACTTTCCTTTTACCAGCTATTCTTCCTTCATTTACTGATTGGAAATAATCTTGATAGGTTATTACAAGTTCAGATGGTTGTCCTTGATCACCAGGAACAACAGTAGCGGTCAGTGAATTATAAAGTTGACCAGATGAATACTTATCACCTCTACCTTTTATTTCAGGATTACCATAAGGGTATATCTTTTCCTTTATCTTTTTCTTCATCAACTGAACAAAAAGAGTTCCAAATCTTTGTAATTCTCTATCGGTTAGTTCCCACATTATTAGTAGTTATTTACATGTAATAGAAACCCTGTTAAACCACCCGGAATCGATGAAGATAAAGATTGAGCTGATGAAATTGTAGAGTATGAAAAAGATGAGTCAAATGTAGAAGCACCTGAAAAAACAAGCCTACTACCTGTAAATCTACAAATACCATTATATGCAGTAGTCCCGATAAGTGGAGCGAAACCGAATGTAGATGATTCAAATAACCCCGTGCCAAGGATCGTTGTAACTTGTGAATTAAATCTTACTGTTGGTTGCACTCCCGCATTACTATATTTCAACATTGCAAAATATAAACCTGACCCTGTTCCCGAAAAACTAATATTACCACCACTAAAAGGTATTGTATGTTCTGCTGCGGAGGTTAATCCTGATAGTGTTTGGACTGAACCCACTCTTTGGTGAGGAAATAATCCAAACTCACCACTTTGTGGAGTGTAAAAAGCTATTTCCACCACATCAGATGTTGATGTGATTGTTCCTACACGATAGGTCATAGCTGAATATGAATAGATGCCCGTGTCGTAAAATGGGTATGTAAATAATATATTTTGAACTCCTGATGCTTGTTGAACACCTATACTACTTGAATAACCATTTCCAGTGTATCTTGGTTTTAGATTTTGATAAGAGTAAAAATTATTAATGTTTAATCTATTTGTTGAAACCCTAATTGGAGTTTCATTTCCGAGACCATCTTGAACTGATTGTAGGTTTGATGTTATACCTGTTGAACTATCAGCTAATTTGAGTAAGCCTTGGTATGTTGATTGTATGGTTTGTCCACTAAGAGTTGCCATGTATTATTTTTTTTAATTTAATTTATATTGTATTCCATAATCCTGTTTCATTATTCCAATTCACATTAGTTGTATTCCAAACCGCTACAACAGCACCTGATGTTGGGGTTGGTGTATTAGTAGGAGTAGTCGAAGGGGTTTGTGTGTTCGTCGGACTTTGTGTAGGTGTTTTCGTAGGTGTAGCTGTGATGGAAGGGGAAGGGGTGGGAGTGGGTGTCGGTAGAGGACACATATTTAAGTTTCCATCTAAGTCGAACTTTAATATAGGGGCGGTAAAACCTCCGAATGTCGTATTTATTGTTCCCCCAACATAAACGTTACAACCTGTGACCAATATACAACGAGGAGGGAGAAAAGAAGAAAATGAATAGTTAAATATTCTTATACCCGAATTATTTAATTTTTCATAATTATTATCTCGTATAATGTGATAATTTCCATAAACATCTTGTTCGCAATCTTTTACTTCCGTTGCTCCTGTAAAAGTAAATGTTGTATCGAGTGTTCCATCACTATTTAATCTAACTAAACGATTTTTTCCTGTACCTCCCAAGTTAGTAAAGGTACCGAAGACCATATACTTCCCGTCGGATTGACAAAAACCACCACGTAGGGTCGTAAGAGTGACTGCGGAGAACACACTATTATCGAAAGTAGAGTCAGGAGTTCCGTCATCCTTAAACCTCATCACTGCTCTGAACTGAGTATCACCGGTAAAACCTGATTGACCCATTAGAAGTACAAAACCACTCGGGTCTTTTTCTGTAGTAAATTTAGGTTCCTGTCCCTCACCTAGTACTGCTCCGTCTAATGTGATTCCACTATAGGAGGTATCTATATTTCCATTACTATCTAACCTATAAATGTTAGAATTAAAAGTTTGGGGAGTGGTCAGTCCCGTGCAATTTCTAATACTATCATACTTACCGATTACGTAGATTTGGTCTGTATTATTTACATATAATCCTGTAATTCCATTTTGATTGACTGTTCCCGATATTAGTATTTCGTTAAAGTCGGTACTTCTCGTTGTAAAGTTATCATAACGAGTAATCACACCACCATCTGCTACAGAGAATAAAAGTTTTCCTGTACTCTGAGGTTGATAATAGAAATTGTCTTCAATTCCCGTCGTTCTACCTAAACAACCCGGTGTGAAAGAGTGTATACCTGATGTTCCTCCACACTGAGACATTCTATTAGAAAAAGATAAAATAACACCATTAAGAGTTCCTGGTTGTTGATCTCCGAAAAATATACTTCCGTCGTCGAAGGCTTTTAGTTCCGTGATAGTATTCGTATTCGTCCATATAGGATTCGTGGTCGCAGAGAAACAACAATCAAGAACACAAGGGGTGACCGAAGGTGTTGGAGTGAGCGTTGGAGTCTGCGTCGGAGTTTGTGTAGATGTACTCGTCGTAGTATTAGTAGGAGTTTGAGTAGACGTAGGTGTATTTGTAAGTGTTGGAGTTTGAGTAGGGGTAGGTGTATTTGTTAGTGTTGGGGTATTGGTAGGAGTAGGTGTGGGATTTTGTGTTGGGAATGGTCCCGACATGTCTGTAAATGGTGCTGCACAACGATCAAGTGGTGTCTTGATTTGTATTTTGAATGTTCCACTCCATCCTGCGAGTAGGTCCTGATATTTTTCGATAAAAGGTATACATTCCACTGTCTCATTCAAATAAAAATCTTGATTAAAATTACCAAGTGAATCAGTCACACTCAGTCTGAATTGTGAGATTATATCGTCCAAAATTTGATTGGTGTCAGAAAGAACATCAATCATGTTATCCAAGTCTCTTTCAATTATGTCACCAACAATTACATTGAACTCATATGTCATAAATTGGAGTTCCTGTAAGACTTGATTTGGAACTACGAACAGTAATGGAAATATCGGTGATTGATTATCAGGATTCTCTTCCTTATCTCTACTGTTTGTTAGATAACCAAATTCATTCGAATCACCAAAACCAAAAGAATTGATTTGTTTGTGATGATCTGCAAGTAATCTGAAACTATCGATAATGGATTTGAAATTTATACCTTGATGGTATATTGGTGATCCTGTAAAGGGTAGATATGCGGCTTCACAACGATTGAGTGGTGTTCGTGTTTTGATTGATATTTGACCTGTCCATCCATTTGTCATGTCAGAATATTTTTCAATAAATGGTGTACAGGTAACAATATCGTCGAGATAATATAACCAATTGAAATTACCTTGTTGATTGGTTACAGATAATCTGAATTGACTGATAACATCATTTAATATTTGTAAAGTATCAGACAAAGTATCCACTTCGTTAACAAGATCTCTTTCCAATATATCGAGTGATACAACATTGAATTTCCATTCTTTGAATTGAAGATCATTGGAAACATTACCTGGAACAATAAATAAAAGTGGATAAAGTGGTGATTGTCCGTCAGGGTTATCTTCTTTGTCTCTTGATGTTGTGAGGTAAGATAAATCATCAACATTTCCGAGACCGAATGAATTGATTTGTTTGTGATGATTCACAAGGTATTTGAAATCATCTGCGATGGTTTTGAAATTGATTCCGAAAACAGGTAATGGAGTTGATGATGGTGGTGGAGGAGTAGATGTATTTGTTGGGGTTATTGTTGGTGTGTTTGTTGGTGTTGGTGTGACCGGTGAGACAAAATACTTTTGATTGAAATAATC